AGATGAAAATTTATGCGCTTGGCGTGATGAAGAAATTAGTCAAGCACTTTGACACTATTCGACTGACAATTGTGCAGCCTCAGACGGGCGAGAACCGCACTCACGTTATGAGTGGAGATGATTTGCTCAAGTGGGATAGGGAGGTGCTAATTCCTGCCGTGGTATCAGCGGCAGACGCACGCAGCGAGCCCACACCAGACAAAGCAGCCTGCCAATACTGTCCCGCCAAGATGATCTGCCCAGCGCAGACTAAGGCGCTGGCCGAGGTCCCTGTATCCACCGACGTGGCCAAACTAACACCAGATCAGATGTCTGAACTATTGGACAAGGCTGAGATGGTGGAGGACTTCATTACAGCGCTGCGTAAGCAGGCCACAAAGACGCTGACAGAGGGTGGCGTGCTGCGTGGTTGGCAGATGGCTCCCAAGCGCGCGACCAGGCAGTGGACTAAGGAGGAAGATGCAGTTAAGGCTCTGATTGAGGCCGGTGTGCCTGAGACGCAACTGTATGAAACATTACTCATATCCCCTTCCGCAGCAGAGAAGATTCTGGGCAAGGACAAAAAACAAGTTTTGGATAGCGTGACAACAAAAGTTTCTTCTGGACTTACGTTATCTAAATCCCGTGGGCTGGGCGAAAGCACAGTCCTTTAACCGTGACGTATGTCACATATCAACGCTGAAAGCTAAACGCAAATGCTAAATTTATCTTCATCTAGCGGCTCTGGTAACTACATCCGCTTTTCTCCCCAAGCTAACGCTTGGACCAACAACAACAACGAAGAGATCACGTTAAAAAAAGTGGTCTTTGACATCGACAACATTCGCACCGGTTGGCTTTTGCTCGGTGTCGGTGTACGCGATTGGGTGCAGGATGATGCGGTAGGAAAGAAAGGCCCGCAGCCTTCGCCAGAACATAAACGCGGTTTTCAAGTTGTCTTGTACAACAAAGAGATTGGAGCCGCCGAGTGGTCCAGCAATGGCGTGGGTCCGAACATGGGGCTGGAGCTTATGTACAAGGCTTGCGCAGCAGAGCGTGCAGCAAACCCCGACAAGTTACCTGTGCTTGAGTACAAAGGCTCAAAGGCAGAGAAGATCGGCAAAGGCACAACACGCATTCCGCAATTCGTGCTAACTGGTTGGGTTGCCCGTCCTGCAGGTCTGGATGCTGTGGCAGAGGAGCCTGAGTACGAGCCAGAGCCGCAACCAGTGCGCAAGGCTCCAGTTAAGGCAGCCATGGTTGAGGATGACGAGATTTTTTAAGCGTTAGACTGGCGCGCCGGTGGGTTGATCTCCACCGGCTTTTTTTTCCTCTGAATAAATACAACCATGAATTACCTATCAGTATGCAGCGGAATTGAAGCCGCCACAGTTGCCTGGCATCCATTAGGGTGGAAGGCGGTTGCTTTTGGTGAGATAGAGAGGTTCCCATGTCAGGTGCTTGAGCACCATTACCCTGAGACGCCCAATTGGGGCGATATGACTAAATTTAAGGAGTGGCCAGATGCAGATGTCAATGTTTTCGTTGGAGGAACTCCCTGCCAGTCCTTCAGTGTCGCAGGACTTAGAAAAGGACTGGATGACCCACGTGGCAACCTCATGCTTACATACCTTGCCATTGCTGCAAGGTATCGGCCCCAGTGGATGGTTTGGGAGAACGTCCCCGGCGTCCTATCCTCTAACGAAGGACTCGACTTTGCCAGCCTCCTTCGCGGGATGGGCGAACTCGGGTATGGGTTCGCGTACCGAATTCTTGACGCTCAATACTTCGGAGTGGCCCAGCGACGCCGCCGTGTGTTCGTTGTCGGATACCTTGGAAACTGGCGACCTGCCGCAGCGGTACTTTTTGAGCGCCACAGCTTGTCAGGGCATATTGCGCCGAGCCGAAAAGCGCGGCAAGTCACTCCCACCCTCACTAAAGAAGGCACTGGAGTCAGTCGCACAGGACACAATGAAGATGGATGGTATGTAGAAACACCATTAAATTCTGTGGGAAGTTTATGCGCGAGAACAGGATTAAGTAATAGTGTTCAAGATGGAGAACAAGGTCATTTGATGCCTGTATGGCCAGCAGATATAAGTAGCACCTTGGACACAACCTTTGGAACAAAGATGGGTTTAGAAAATCAGCACGTTAATGCTGGTTGCCCGATGTTTGTACCAGCGCAACCCATTGCAACGCACGACGTAGCAGGAACAATGCTTTCACGCAATACGTCTGGCGGGTTTAGCAACAGCATTGACCATGCTGCGGCTGGATACATGGCATTGCAACCCATTGCCATAGCCGAAAACACCATAGGACGCAAACCTGAGAACGGCGGCAACGGCGATGGGTTTACTGAGGATGGTCCAATGTACACATTAAATGCCACTGGTGTGCATGGCGTGGCGCAGCCAATAGGAACTGACATCTATAACGGAGCGATTACTGGAGATATTGCAGTGCCATTGACAAATAGGTCGGATGGCACAGGCACTGGCCCAACCGTTATGCAACCAACTATTGTTCATGGTACGCAAGACCCATGCACATCCGACATTGCATTTGCACAAGGCAGAAATAATGGTGGTGAAAACGTAATGGTGCAAGCAATGGCAGTACGCCGCCTAACGCCAGTGGAGTGCGAGCGCTTGCAAGGCTTTCCCGATAACTACACTGACATCAAGCCCAAGGGCAAGGCAACCCCAGATGGACCGCGTTATAAGGCTTTGGGGAACTCTATGGCTGTGCCTGTGATGGCGTGGATAGGTAAAAGAATTCAAGAGGTTGACGCGATATGTCAGACACAGAAACAATAGCCAAGGCGCTAGGCAACGCCAAGAAGGTCAACGGGCAGTGGGTTGCCTCTTGCCCTGTACCTGGCCACGGCAGAGGCAACGGAGACAAGAACCCGTCCCTATCAATCACCGAGTCGGAGGGCAGGGTGCTGTTTCACTGCCACGGTGGGTGCGACCAGAGGGACGTATTTGATGCTGTCAGGTCGCGCAATCTGCTGCCGACAACCCATAAGCGTGAGGAGATTAGCTTTACCCAGCACCATGCACCAGTGCTGGAAAAGGAATGGCTTTACCGCAATGAGGACGGGGATGTTCTATTTACCAAGCGCAGGTACAAGACATCAGACGCCAAGGGAAAGACGTACTCAATCCACCGCGTGGACGCCAGCGGAAAGAGGGCATCAGGGCTCAAGGACACGCGCATCGTCCCGTACAACTTGCCGGAGTTGCTGGACGCCAAGTCAGCGGGTAGGGCGATCTATCTGGTGGAGGGCGAGAAGGCAGCGGACGCGCTGGTGAGCATTGGAGCGATCGCTACCACCAGTCACACGGGTGCTGGCAGTTGGCCGCAAGAGATCACGCAATACTTTGCAGGCTCGAACGTTGTCGTCATACCGGACAACGATGAACCAGGCAGGCAGTACGCAAGGCGCGCAATACAGAACCTGCTCCCAGTGGCCAAGTCAATCAGGTACTTGGACCTTGAGCTGATGATGGAGGGCGATGACGCCTACGAGTGGGTCCATCACATGAACGGGACGAGAAAAGAACTCGCGGAGATGGCAAAGCAGGCTCCAGTCATTACGAAAGAGCTAGATGTAACGGACAGCGAACAATCAAACGAAGTAGAGCAAGATCAAGCCTACAACCCGACGCCGCAGCTACTCAACATCGAGGCGTGGGACACGATCAAAGACGAGCCGGTCAATTGGATAATAGATAACGTATTACCCGATAAGGGTTTTGCTGCACTATATGGTCCACCAGGCTCATACAAGTCATTCATTGCGCTGGACATAGCCGAGGCGGTGGCCACTGGACGCCCGTGGATGGGTAATGAGGTGAGCAAGCCTGGCGCGGTTTTATATATAGCCGGTGAGGGTCATGGAGGTATCGGGGCGCGGATTAAGGCGTGCAAGATCAACCACCAGACAAAGGACGGGGCGCAAATCTACGTCATCCGATACCAATTAAACCTTCGCAGTAGTGCCGATGACTTCAACCTGCTCATGGAGTCGATCTACGCCCTGATTGAGCGCACAGGCATAGAGCTGCGGTTGGTGCAGATAGACACGCTGGCCAGAGCATTTGGCGGTGGCAACGAGAACGACAGCCAGGACATGGGCGCATTTATCCATAACGCGGGTAAATTGCAACGCAAATTGGACTGCGCGCTCATGGTTTTGCACCACTCAGGCAAGGATCAGACCAAAGGATTGCGAGGTCACAGCTCGCTGCTGGGCGCGGTGGACACGCAGTTGGAGCTGCTAAAACTTGAACAAGTAGTCAAAAAGGATGGCGTGGCGGGCCAAGGAATCATCACCATAAGCAAGCAAAAGGATGGCCAGGACAACCTGAAATTCGGTTTTGAGATGGTCCAAATCAACATCAATGAGGGCGCAAAAAGCAGCTTGGGGCTGGACGAAAACCTGTCGCTGGCGGTAAAAGAGAACCAGGAAAACATCGACGAGCAGCACAAGCCGACCAAGAAACCACCATCAAGAAGGGGTGCTGGGCGTAACCAGACGGTGGCCATGGACGCGCTGCACAAGGCAATTAAGGAGTTTGGGGAGATGCAAGTGGTGGATGGGAAGCGCAATAAGTGCATCAATTTGGTGCGGTGGGAGGAAGCCTGTACCGCTAAATCTATGACTCCTAGGCAGTTTAAGGATAGCAAATTGTCACTGCAAGAGATCAAAAAGATTGAGATTTATGAGCCTTGGGTGTGGGTGATTTGGGATGATGATGATCAAAATGGTAGCGACTTTTAGGGTGTTTTGTGGTGTTTAACGAAATGGACGAAATGGACGAAATGGACGACGAAATGGTAGGTCATCAATTTACCATTTCGTATGGCATAAATTGGCTGGAAAAACGACGGAATGGACGCGTAAGTCTTAATACGCGTCCCATTCCGTCGTTTCAGCCAATGCCCGAATCTTGGTCCAAAGCGTTTGGTTTTAGACAATTTTGACGGAGTGGGAAATGGCGACAAATAAACTTAAAACATTGGCGATTAAGCAGCCAGCGATGCCGAGCTTTCCAGCAGACAGATTTGATGTGTTTAAGAACGCTGTCATGGTGGAGCTGGATAGTCGCAAGAATACCCATGAAGCTAAGTGGGGTATTGATAGGCTGGTCTGGTTGGTGGACAGCGAGTTGCGGGAAAAGGTGTGGCTGCAACTGGAGCGCGTTTGGCAGGCACAGGAATCACGGGATGACCAGAAACTGGACAGGGCGGTCAAGGGTATGTGTAAGGCGTACCAGGCGATGGAGGATTGGGCTGCGGCTAACGGGGTGAGCGAACTGCCGGACGTGGGGCAGATCGAGCACCAGCTAGAGGATGGCTCGGTGTTTGTCGTCGTGCCAAATGAACGCGCCAAGGCGCTTTACTGCCAGCAGTGGACGGGGATGACGGATAGACAGGTTTGGACAGCGAGTGAGCTGGCGATAATTGTCAGCAAGCAGGCAGGCGGGAAACTAGGTGAGATCAAGCAACTGTGGCCAGATAGCAAGCTGGTATCGGTTGGAGGTCCAAGCGGTTTTGATGATATGGTCAACGACTTGGATATGACTACACCGAGTAAGCAGCCTAAGTTGTTCGATACAAAGGCTTTCAGAGGGGCTAAATGATGCGTAGAAGCGATTTTGTGGGGATTTGTATGGGTATGGTGCTTGAGGGCGATAAATTGCGTTGGAGGGCGTTTTAATGGCTGGGCAAAAGAAAAAGCGTGAGGACTTGGCGGTGCTGGACTCGATACCTGTGGAGCAGATCGTGGCCATGTTCGAAGCGGGTAAGTCAACGGCAAGGATATGCGAGGCACTTGGAATTGGGCGGCGTGCGCTAGAAATCTGGTGCGAAATGCCCGAAAACGAGCATAAAATTGCTCGTGCGCGTGCGCGAGCAGCAGATTCTCTCGCCTGTCAGACGCTGGAGATCGCCGATGGCGCTGCGCCAGAGGAAAGTAACCTGGCTCGCGTGCGCATCCAGACGCGGCAATGGATCGCGGAACGCTGGAAACCGAGCGTATACGCGCAGCAGCGTGGTCCTGCGGTAAACATCAGCATTGGCGGCCTGCGCCTTGACGCGCTGCGGCACGTCGAGGTGTTGCAGGACGAGTTATCCACGCCGCAAATCACCAACTGATGCGACTTATGCACACAATCCTGTGGATAACCGCAAATCATGGCGTAATGCCTGTGGATATCCTGTGCATAAGCAGGATGTAACTTAACATAATGGCTATTGTATTAAGTACATTTGATTGATTTAATCAGACGCATTCGCAGAAAGTCAATCAAATCAATGACTTACAAACGTTATCCACACTGTCCACAGAAGCCTGTGGATAACTTCGCCTGCCTAGTCCCGCTGGCCCCGTGGCATCTTACCCCCCCTTCGCTTCAGCGGCAGGGGCGGCAACTGCTGCACCTAAACACTTACCGCCATGACCCTTAACCCTACCCCCCTATCCCCTACCCCGACACCGCCCACCGCCCTGAAAAAAATAAAAACTGTGCCAACTGAAAAGGTAAATGTCTCCAACGTGACACAACCCGACACCGCACAAGCAAAGAACCCGTTTATTGAGTGGGCGAAAAAGTATTACCGCAACCCTGTGCTGTTTGTGCAGGAGGTGCTTAACACGCAGCCTGACCCGTGGCAGAGGGAGTTTCTGATGCACATTGCCAAGGGTGAGCGCAGGATTAGCGTGAGGTCTGGGCATGGTGTTGGCAAGTCAACGGGCGCGGCGTGGGCGATTCTTTGGTATGCGTTTTTGCGTTTTCCTGTGAAGGTGGTGCTGACTGCGCCAACGAGCAGCCAGTTGTATGACGCCTTATTTGCGGAATTGAAGCGTTGGGTTAAGCAGTTGCCTGATGCGTTGCAGGACCAGTTGGAGGTCAAGCAAGACAGGATTGAGTTCAAAGAGTACCCGAACGAGGCGTTTATTTCGGCTAGGACATCAAGGGCCGAGCAGCCCGAGGCGTTGCAGGGGGTTCACTCAGATAACGTGATGCTGGTGGCTGATGAGGCCTCGGGTATACCGGAGCAGGTGTTTGAGGCCGCAGCGGGAAGTATGTCTGGCCACAGCGCAGTAACTTTGTTACTTGGCAACCCTGTGCGCTCCAGCGGGTTTTTCTATGACACGCACAATCGTTTGGCGGGTGACTGGGTGACGATGCGGGTGTCGTGCGAGGACTCGCCGCGCGTCTCAGAGGCTTACATTGAGGAGATGAAGTCGCGCTATGGCGAGGAAAGCAATGCGTACAGGATTCGCGTGCTGGGTGAGTTTCCCAGGTCTGATGACGACACGGTGATTCCGATGGAGTTGTTGGAGATGGCCACGCAAAGGGATGTGACGCCAAGCGTTAGCGCCAGGTTGGTGTGGGGGCTGGACGTTGCGCGGTTTGGATCGGACAGGTCTGCTTTGTGCAAGAGGCAGGGCAATGCGGTCCTTGAGCCGATTAAGACGTGGAAGAATTTGGATTTGATGCAGTTGACGGGTGCGATTGTGTCTGAGTATGAGGTCTTGATGCCGAGCCAGCGGCCGCATGAGATATTGGTGGACTCGATTGGTTTGGGAGCTGGTGTGGTTGACCGGCTGCGCGAGCTCAATCTGCCTGCGCGCGGGATTAATGTATCGGAAAGCCCTGCGATGGGCGGGACGTACAGGAACCTGAAGGCTGAGTTGTGGCACAAGGCCAAGGCATGGTTGGAGCAGCGTGACTGCACGATGCCCAAGGATGATTTGCTGATATCTGAGTTGGCCACCGTGCGGTATTCGTTTACGAGTAACGGCAAGATTCAGATTGAGGGTAAGGATGAGATTAGAAAGCGCGGGCTGGCAAGTCCAGACAGGGCTGATGCGTTTTGCTTGACGTTTGCCTCTGACGCGATAACGGGTGCATTTGGGTCTGCCTCTAGTAACAAGTGGGGGCAGACACTACGCAGGAACATACCCCGCGTAGCATAATTGGCGTACTTATTTTTAAGGAGTGAGCTATGAAGATGACCAAGGCGCAGAAGAAAGTTGGCAAGGTGATGCACGAATTTAAGACTGGCGGCTTGCACTCGGGCAAGGGTGGAAAAGTCGTTAAGAATCCCAAGCAGGCCATTGCGATCGCTTTGTCAGAGGCCAAGATTAAACCCAAGAAGGCGATGAAGTAATGGCCACAAGTATGCGCGACGTGCCTGCGCGTTATCAGGGCGCGATGAATCAGATGATGTCAAAGACAAGCACTAAGTGCCCATTGCCCACGCAGGACATCACGCTTAATTTAAAGAACCGAGCCAAGGCGATTACTACTGCGGCGTATGGTCCTGAGAATCCAGAGTTGCCAAATACGGCGTATTGGAAGAAGAAGGCTGATACGTGGGACGTTAGCGTAGAGGACGCGAAAAAGAGTCGTTGCGGTAACTGCGCGGCTTTTAATGTGCAGGACTCTATCAAGGAGTGCATTGCCAAGGGAATTGGTAACGAGGCAGACCCGTGGGGGACGATTGACTTGGCTGAGTTGGGTTATTGCGAGATATTTGATTTCAAGTGCGCGGCCAGCAGAACGTGCGATGCGTGGGTTGTTGGTGGTCCTAATGATGGCAGCAAGGATTCAGAGGAACCTATGGATACGGAAATGGAAGGCGGGACAGAGGAATGAAAAAGCCTGGACTTTATGCAAATATCCACGCCAAGCAAGCGCGTATTAAGGCTGGCTCTGGCGAGAAGATGAATAAGCCTGGTTCAAAGGCAGCGCCAAGCGCGGCTGATTTTCGTCAGGCGGCTAAGACTGCAAAGCCGGTGAAGAAGAAATGACTGCGGCCTGGCAGCGCAAGGAGGGTAAGAACCCTGCTGGCGGCTTGAACGCCAAGGGCAGAGCCAGCGCCAAGGCAGAGGGTATGAACCTAAAGCCCCCCGTCAAGTCAGGGGACAACCCGCGGCGGGCTAGTTTCTTGGCGCGCATGGGCAATATGCCTGGCCCTGAGATGAAGGACGGAAAGCCTACTAGGTTGCTGCTCAGTCTTAATGCGTGGGGCGCAAGCTCCAAGGCAGATGCAAGGGCAAAGGCAAAGGCCATATCCGCAAGGAATAAGTCCAAGTGATCTGCCCCATTGTTATCTCCACCGTTCACGGCAAGGGGCTAGGTGTTTTGCTTGAATCGATTAAGCAATACTGCCCAGAGGTCCCTGTTTATTTGCGCGGGCCTCAGTCCGTGATTGAACACTTCAATGTTGACGTTAAGTTGTTTGGTCTGCCCACGAATTTTGGTGATGATTACAACGCCATCATCAACCTTGCGCTTAAGGAGTTTGATTCTGTTGTCGTGGCCAATGATGACATTGTTATAACTCCATCAAGTTACCGGCTACTGATGGAGGACGTGGACATATTGCTGGACATGGAGCTGCCTGTTGGATGGGTGGCTTCTCGGACTGATTCTGCGCGTCAGGTACAAAACATTAGGTTTAATCCTGATGGCGAGACCATTGATATGTGCCGGTTTAAGTATGAGTCAAGGATTATTCCAGCGGGAGTTATTAGCCCGATATTTGCTTGGATACATGGAGACACATTCAAGCAGGCTAATTTTCCACCGCTTAACTGGTACTCTGATGACGTTAACTGTGAGGACCTAAATGCCAAGGGGTTTGAGCATTATGTTTCTACGTCTTACGTCCACCACGTTGGCAGCCAGACAATTGGCACAAATGCAGAGCATTTAACACACCAGGCATTGCCTTGGTTAATGAAGAACAGACCAGAGTATGCGGCGCAGTGGTTTAACTCTTAACCTTGGATCGGGTCGTGATTGGCGCGACGATTGTGTCAATATGGACATTAATGAGAATAAGAACCCCGATTGGCATGGCGATATATGCACTATTGAATGGGGCCAGAAGATACAGACGCACGCTGGTGAGTTAACAGTCGAGCCTGGTGTATTTACAAAAATACTCGCGCAAGATGTGCTCGAGCACGTTCCTGATTTAGTTAAGTGCATGAGGAACTGCTTAGATTTGCTAGATGTTGGCGGCGAGATGCATATCCATGTGCCTTATGAGTTGAGCCTTGGCGCGTGGCAGGACCCGACCCATGTGCGCGCGTTTAATGAAAACTCATGGGTTTATTACTGCGCCTGGCACTGGTATTTGGACTGGAAAGATTACCGATTCGAGATGAAGCATTTGGAATTTAGGCTGTCAAAGTATGGCGAAAGCCTAGAATTAGAGCAAGATGAGTTATTGCGCACACCGCGTGCAGTTGACTCCATGTACGTCGTTTTACGAAAGATACCCGTATGAAAGACCTAGAGATAACCACCGATGTATCGGCTATGCAGCCGATGGATGATTCCGAGTTAGAGGCAATCATTGGTCAGGATTTAACTGACGCCGTGAGTTATGTGGACTCTGACTTGTCGCCTATTCGCGCCAAGGGTACTGAGTATTACCGTGGTGACCCGTTTGGAAATGAAGAAGATGGCCGGTCTCAGGTGGTGGCGATGGAGGTGCGAGATACCGTATCTGCCATGATGCCAAGCCTAATGCGCATTTTCTTCTCAAGCGAGAATGTTGTTGAGTTTGTGCCAGAGGGCCCAGAAGATGTTGCTGCTGCAAAGCAGGCTACCGACTACGCCAACTTTGTATTTAATGCCGATAACAATGGGTTTATGACCACCTATGCGATCTTTAAGGATTCGCTGGTGCGTAAGTGCGGTATTGCTAAATACTGGTGGGAAGAAAAAGAGACTGTACGCATTGAGGAGTATTCTGGTCTGGACGATGAGACCCTGCAAATACTGTCTCAGGAGCAGGCAGAGGTGAAGATTGTTGTCTCTTACCCTGACCCTGCCGCAGTGCAGGCGATGCAGTCAATGGCCCCGCAAATTGATCCAGTTACCGGCCAGCAGATGCCTGTGCCGCCTGCGCCAATGCTGCACGATGTGCAGATCAAGCGCGTATTAAAGGATGGCCGCATCAACATCATGGCAGTGCCTCCAGAGGAGTTGCTGCTTGATCGGCGCGCACGTTCTTTTGATGACGCTGGAATCATTGCCCACCGCAAGATGGCCACCATAGAGGAGCTGGTTGCGATGGGCTACGATGAGGACGAGGTGCGCGACAACATCACGTCAACCGATTTGGATAGCAATGAGGAATATTTGGCACGCCAGCCACTGTCTACTACGTTTGGTATGAACGACAGCGCAAACCCTATGCAGCAGCGCGTGCTGTACGTTGAGGCGTACTCGCGCATTGATTATGACGGTGATGGAATTGCAGAGTTGCGCAAGATTTGCTGTATTGGCTCTGGGTACAAGGTTGTGCGTAACCTGCCAGCATCCTATATTCCATTCGTGGACTTCCCCTGCGACCCAGAGCCGCACACCAGCCCACTTGAGGCGATGTCCATATTCGACATCACGCACGACATTCAGGAGATCAAGTCCGAGATTCTGCGCAACACGCTGGACTCTCTGGCGCAGTCGATCCACCCGCGTACCGCCGTGGTCGAGGGCATGGTCAACATGGATGACGTGCTCAATAACGAGACGGGTGCTGTGATTCGTATGCGTCAGCCTGGAATGGTGCAACCATTTAGCAATCCGTTTGTTGGGCAGGCCGCATTCCCGATGCTGGATTACATTGACCAGATCAAAGAGGACCGTACCGGCATGAGCAAGGCCGCTATGGGTTTGAATGCTGACGCTTTGCAGTCAAGTACCAAGGCTGCGGTGGCCGCCACTATCAGTGCAAGCCAAGGTCGCATTGAACTGACTGCGCGCCTGATGGCCGAGGGCATGAAAAAGCTGTTTAAGGGAATCCTTTTCCTGCTGGTGACGCACCAGGACAAGCCGCGGATGATTCGACTGCGTAATGAGTTTGTGCAGATGGACCCGCGTGCGTGGAATTCAGCGATGGATGTCCATATCAATATCGGCCTTGGTAATGGCGATACCAATGAGCGTATCCAGGCTCTGATGATGATTTTGTCCAAGCAGCAGGAGGCTTTGACTCAGTTGGGTCCACAAAATCCGCTGGTTACACCTTCGCAGTATTCGCATACTCTGCGCCAGATTGTGCAATTGTCTGGGTTTAAGGACGCATCACAGTATTTCAATGACGTGCCTGCCGATTACCAGCCGCCAGCCCCAGCGGAGCCAAAACCCACCCCAGAGGAGGTCTTGGCGCAGGTGCAGGCAAAGTCTATCGAGGCAGATATCCAGAAGAAAGCTGCCGAGTTGGAGCTTAAACGTCAACAGATGATTCGTGACGACGATTACCGGCGTGATGTATTGGCACAAGATTTGTATCTGAAAAAATACGAACTTGAGTTAAAGTACAACGCACAGATTTCTACGGCTGAGATTGAAGCGCAGCAAAATCTAAACCGAGAAGCAATGCAGCAGCAGACCACCCTAGCACAAAGCCAGATGTCAGCGGCTGCGCCCATCAACCAATATGGAATGGCATAAATGGAAAATGAAGAACTTGTACGCAAGGGCCGAAAGGCAAGCCAATTGCTGGAGGATGAAACCTTCAACATGGCAATCAACAAGATGGAAAACGACCAGCTCTGGTACTTTCGGTCTACGAAACCAGAGGAGTCTGCCAAGCGAGAAGTCGCATGGGCCATGCTAAAGGCAATCGATAACCTAAAGATCGAATTGCAAAAGATTGTTGACAACGCGAAAGTGGCACAGCGTGCCATTGAGCGTGCGAATAAGTAAAGGACATTTATGCCAGAAGTACAAACAGGTTCTGCGGGACCTATGAATCTGGACCAAGCGGCCCAGGCACTCTCAGCAATGCTGCCCGATGAGGGAGAACAGTCAATTGAGGAGACGTTGGACGATTCGCTGCAAGGCGAGTCGGCGGCGCTAGAAGAAATATCAGAGGAAGATGCAGACGCAGCCCCTGATGAAACGGATAGCGAACAGTCAGAGGAAAGTGACGATTCTGAGGAGGAAAAGCAGGATCAGACCTTTACCGTCAAGGTTGACGGGACAGAGGTTACTGTAACCCTGGAAGAACTCCAAAAGGGATATTCACGTACTCAGGACTACACGCGAAAGACTCAGCAAATTGCCGAAATTCGACGCCAAGTCGAGTCGGAAGCAGAGGCCATTCGCGCCGAGCGTAGTCAGTACGCTCAGTTGTTAGGGGCATTGGAGTCGCAGGTTCAGCAAGCCGCGCAACCTAATATCGATTGGGACCGTCTCTACCAAGAGGACCCCATCGAGTGGGTGCGGCAGAAAGAGGTGATGCGTGAAAACCAAGCCAAGGCGCAGGCTATTCAGTTTGAAAAGCAGCGTCTAGCGGAAATTTCACAGCAGGAGCAAGCTCAACAGATGCAGGCTTTTCTTGCACAACAGCAAGAGGAACTGCTGAAGGTTTTGCCTGATTGGAAAGACCCAAATAAGGCGAAAAAAGAGAAGGAATTGCTCATTGACTTTGGCCAAAAGGCTGGGTTTAGCACCGATGAACTGAAGAACATATTCGACCACCGAGTCGTTAACGTGCTGCGTAAAGCTGCACTGTACGAGCAGATGATGTCCAAGAGGACCAACATCAAGCCGGTGGTTAACAATGGTCCACGTCCTGCCAAGCCAGGTGCAGCAGGCCGTGTCTCCCAAACAAGTGAAGCTACTCGCGCAAAACAGCGTCTTGCAAAAACTGGTCGCATCAACGATGCGGCTTCCGCAATTGAACTTTTACTGAAGTGAGTAAATTATGGCAATCGTAACTAACACCTTCACCACCTTTGATGCCAAGGGTATCCGTGAAGATTTGAGCAATGTAATCACCAACATTGCACCTGAAGAAACGCCTTACATGAGCAACATTGGCCGCGAGTCGGTCAGTAACTCTCTGTTCGAGTGGCAAACCGATACTTTGGCAGCCGCAGCAGCCAACAAGCAGTTGGAGGGTGACGATGTTGCATCCTTTGACGCTGTTACTGCAACCGTGCGTCTGCAAAACTACGCTCAGATTTCCCGCAAGACTATCGTCTTGTCGGCAACTGAGGAAGTGGTTAACAAGGCCGGTCGCCGTTCTGAATTGGCTTATCAGATCGCCAAGCGCGGCTCTGAGTTGAAGCGTGACCAAGAATTCACCATGCTCAATGGTGCAGTTGCTGCTGCTGGTAACACTACCACTGCACGCGGTACGGCTTCTCTTGGTGCGTTTATCAAGACGAACGTTGATATGCAGACTAACGGTGCGAATCCTTCGTACACGACTCTGCCTAACAGCGCCCGTACTGACGGTAACGTGCGTACCTTCACTGAGACCATTTTGAAGAACGTCATCCAGCAAGTCTGGACTGCTGGCGGCACTCCAAAAATCTTGATGACTGGTCCCGTTAACAAGCAGCGCGTATCTGGCTTCTCTGGTATCGCTTCTGCACGTTACAACCTGAACGGTGGTGATCGTCCTGCAACCATCATTGGCGCGGCCGACATTTACGTCAGCGACTTCGGTCAA